ATTCGTTCATTTACCTTTATCTCGGCTTCGGTCTATGATAACCCAAAAATGTTAATGAATAACCCTCAGTATATTGCTGGCCTTAAGTCCATGTCTAAAGTGGAACGTGAAGGTCTCTTAGGTGGTAACTGGGATTCTACAGTTGGATCAGGTCTGTACTTTAAAAGAGAATGGATTGAACAGCCTAAAGACGGCCTTAGTCGTGTTATTCCTAGACTACCTAACATCCCCCTTGCTTTCGTAAGATACTGGGATAGGGCAGCAACAGAGCCTTCACAGGTATATCCTAATCCAGATTGGACAGTAGGTACTCGTATGGCTAAAGATCAGGACGGTAATACTTATATATGCAGTTTGGCTCGTGATCGTAAGAACCCAGCAGGTGTCGAAAAGATGCTTAGAACAGAGGCTCAACGTGATGGTACAGGATGCCCCCTATGGGTAGAACAAGATCCGGGTTCCGGTGGTAAGATTGATGTGCATAACATTATGACTAAGTTCAGTCAATACCCTGTTCGTGTCCATAGACCTACAAAGGATAAACTTACCAAAGGTCTAGCTTTCTCAGCAGCTTGCGAGAATGGCCTAGTCTACTTCGTACAAGGTGCCTACTTAGAAACTCTGTTTCATGAGATGGAAAACTTTGATAACGATGGTAAGAAGAAGGATGATCAATGGGATTCTGTTACTGGCGGGTACAATGTACTAGCTCAAGGTAATGCTTTACTATTCAATCTAGATGAAGACTTCAATGACGAGTTCATAGGTGACGGTCACTTTATGGATCAATTTTAACTAAGAGGAGGGTTGTATACTATGACCGATGAAACTAATACGTACAACCCTGATGCTTGGAAGAGTAGTGCCACTATGACTAGTGGTAACACAGGACTAACTAGAAATAATGGAACCTTTGAAGGTGACGAAATACTAGGTAGCCTTAAGTTCCCTAACGGTATGTTTGTGTACCGTGAAATGATGGACAACGACCCTACAGTCGGTGCAATGATGTTTGCGATACAGCAACTCATGCGTACAGTTAAGTTCAGTGCTAAGTCTTTTGATGACTCTGAACAAGCTCAAGAATATGCCTCACATCTAGAGTCATGTCTTGGTGACTGTGAAAAGCCCTTCCATGACTACGTTAGTGAGTTCATGACTATGCTAGGCTTCGGCTTCTCTATTAACGCTATCGAATTCAAGAAGCGTGTAGGGCCGGGTAATCACGATCCTAAGTACAAGTCTAAGTACAAGGATGGTCGATATGGCTTTAAGGGATTCCCTACTCGATCTCAGGAATCTATAATAGGCTGGCAATACCGTGATAAGGAAGACTCGCAACGTCTTACCCACGCTATTCAAAAGTCTCATGATGTTTACAATGTTGGTAACACTGATCTGGATATGACTCGTTTCATGCTATTCCGTGTTGACACTCGTAAGGATAATCCTGAGTCTCGTTCTATCTTACGTAATGCTCACCAGCCATTCTTCTATAAGAAGCACTATGAGCGTGATCAGTCTATTCGTATCAGTCGTGATGCTCGTGGTCTACCAGTATTTGAAGTCCCACCAGAATGGATGTCAGCAATGGCATTACCCGGTGAAAAGGCTTTATATACTAACTTACGAAGGACTGCAATGAACATGCACGAAGGTAAGCAAAAAGCTGTATTCCTACCTAAAGTTAAAGATCTTAATGGTGATGATATGGTTACACTTAAGTACCTTAATAGTGAAGGTAAGGCAGACTACGATGTAGAAGCTATCATTGGTCGATTGACTAAAGAGATACTTCAAACCGTACTAGCTGACTTCATTGAAATGGGTAATACTTCAGTAGGCTCTTTTGCACTATCTAGTAATAAGACTAAGATGTTCTCTATGGCCGTAAGTGGTTGGTTAGATGAGATTAGTAATACATTCCAACAGGCCATCTATAAACTAGGTGTTCTTGAGGGTTGGGATCTTGCTAAATTACCTACACTAGCTTACACCGACATCGAAAGTGTTGACCTAGACGTGTATGGTACATTCCTTGAGAAGATGACTAAAGCAGGTGTTATTATCCCTGATGAGTTACTTGAAGAGACTGTACGTAAAGAAGCTGGCTTACCATCTGCTGATGGAGAGAAGCGTGATGTTGGCATGATTAAGACCAACAAAGAGAAGGTAGAAAAGCAGGAAGAAGTTTCTAAGAAACAGGAAGCTTCAGCTGCTAAAGCCATAACCGCTAGTCCATCTAGTAAAAGTAACTTAAAATAAGGAGGCTAATCAATGGCTCAAGACAACGAAAACAAAACTGATATTAGTTTAGATGCAGTATCTCTACTTGTAGATCAATTAGCCTCATTTATTGAGAATCCTGCTGAAGATAAGAGTATTGTTCTAAATATCTTCCATGACTATGCCAGTGTATCTACTGAGACTTATACTTCAATAATGAAGTCAGGTAAAGTAGTTGCATCTAGTGAAGAACTAATGCAACAGACAGCTATTATCATGAAAGCAGATCATCGTGACTCTCACAATGGATATACCTCTGCTGAGACTGTAGCTAAGGCTTGTGAAAGCTATAATGAGAATTGTGATGGCGCTATGTCTATCCAACATGCTCTAGCTGTAGATGCTGATACCATGCAAATGGTTGAAAGCTATATCGCTCCTAAAGACTTTACTATTAACAACTCAGAAGATGAAGTTGTTGTAAATGTTCAAAAGGGTGACTGGGTTGGAACAGCTCAATATAATAACGAGTTCTTCTGGACTATGGCAAAGAATGGCGATTTAGATTCATTCTCTATCGAAGCAGAAGGCGTAATCACTTACGATGAGGCACCTAAATAATGTCATTAAAGAAAGAAAATCACACAATTACTAACATCAACTTTAAGAAGGGTTCTGGCTGCATTTCAGCTGTTGGCCCTCTAATCGGTTCAGGTGCTAATGGCGAAACTACCTCTCTGCTTAAGTCAGATGATGGTGATGTCGCAGGCCGTGTCCAAGCTATTAAAGGTATGATGGAACAATTAAAGAAGGGTGACGAAGTTTTAGCTGGTTCCCTTCTAAAGTCTCTTGAAGACTTAGCAAAACAACTTACTCCTGTTGAAGAAGTAGCTGAAGAAGTAGCTGAAGAAGTAGCACCAGAAGCCGAAGAAAAAGAAGCTGATGATGTTGTTACTGAAGAAGTGGCTGAAGAAGTGGCTGAAGAAGCTGAAGTAGTTGAGGGCATAACTGAAGAAGCTCCTGAAGAAGAAGAACAAGAAGAGTCTCCTGAAGTTGTACCATCAAGTGCGGTAGAACCCGCTAGTATCGTTATAGAAACTGTAGCGGTTGATACTACCCCCGTAACCCCTCAACCATCTTTGGTTGTTAAATCAGATAAGGAACCCTCAATGGAAATTTCTGTAGAAATGCAAGCTAAGCTTGATAAGTTAGAAAAATTAGAAAAGGCAGATAACGCTCGAATCGAAGCTGAATGTCTAGTTAAAGCTAAAGAACTAGCCCCTGCTATTGGTGAAGATGCTGTTGAAGCTCTATCTAAAGCATTGTTCGCTATCGAAGGTGTTGATGCTATGTCTCCTATCTTAGAAGCACTAAGTAAGTCAGCTTCTATGATTGCTAACAAAGAAGAACTAGCTCCTGCTGAAGGGCATGCTATCGTTCTTGAAAAAGCTACTGGTACTGATGCTGTTGATGCTGAATTCCAAAGCTTAGTTAAAGCTGCTAAAGAAGCTGGTGATAAGGTTGATATGAAAGCCTTATACCGTCAAGCTTCAGAATCAGCTCAAGCTTAATAAACTCTTAAACAAATTACCTAAAAGGAAAATTAATTATGGCAACTTCTCGTAAAGTTGATGCAATCGGTACTATCGAAGCTGGTGAAGTACTAGCACAATACTCTTTCGTAGTTTTAGAAGCTACAGGTTGGATGGTAGCTGATGCTAACTCTCAAACTACTAACCGTTTGGTTGGTGTTGTTCAACAAGCTGCTATCGCTGGTGAAGCTGTTGAAGTAATGATCAAAGGTCAATCTAAGCTTCTATCTAACGCTGCTTTCGGTGGTCTTGCTGTTGGTGATCTTGTTGGTCTTGCTGCTGTAGGCGTTCCTGCTGCTGGTGCTGTTGCTGCTGGTGCTAACGTAGATGCTAACGTAATCGGTTGGGTTACTGAAGTAGCCGCTGCTGGTTTCATCGGTTCAATCTTCTTAGCTTCTTAATTCAATGAGGCACCCTACATGGTGTCTCGTTAAACTCATTTATTAAAAGGATATACTTACTATGCCAAGCCCTTCTATCAATCAGGTACACACTAGCGTACCACTATCTAACATCTCTATCTCAATGATGAACGAATCTGCTGGTTTCATCGCTACTAAGGTTTTCCCTGCTATCAATGTTAAGCATAAAGCTGATACTTTCGTAACTTATGATCGTGCTGCTAAGAATACTCGTAAAATGAAAGTTCGCGCACCCGGTACTGAAACTGTTGGTGGTGGCTGGTCTTATGGCCAAGACACTTACGTTTGTAAGGTTTATGGCTACCACGTTGATCTTGATGATCAAACTGTTGACAACGCTGATTCTTTCTTCGATCTTCAATCTGAAGCTGCTGAAGAAGTTGCACACCAAGCTCTATTACAACGTGAACATGACTTCCTAAGTACTTTCTTCACTATTAATGCTTGGGGCCGTGGATACACTGGCGAGAATGTTGCACCCGGTGGACTAACAGGTGATATTCCTGCTACTTCAACCACTCCTGCTATTTCCCATTTCGTACAGTTCAGTCGTG